TCAGCTTTCCACAACTAGGCTACGGAATGGCCCTGGACCGAAGTCAGTCGATTGCTGTGCAACCCGAATTTGGTACGATCCGGTCACTCCATCCTGCGCCCGCATGGCTGCGGTATACAGAAAAGCGGGCAAAGCGGTGCTGTACTCGGCCACGATTGCTTCGGACTGGACGATGCGGACGAGGTATGCTTCCTGAGCTTCGCCCAGTGGAACTTCGACCGACTGCCAACTGTCGCCGTTGATCCGAGTGCGACGTTTCCAGTCAAGCGCCAGGTCTCCTGCCGGCGACCGGTTGGCCCGCAGATGCGCCACGGGATAAGGCCTTAGCCCGACACCATCGAACGCCTCAATCCGTGTGACCACGTTCACGTCGTCATAGCCACGCGCCGTTGTGCCAATTCGGTAGTATCGTGCCAGCCCCCTGGCAGAGAGCGGCAGGTCGATCTGGGACAGTGCCAGGTCGACCAATACCACGGTACTGCCAATCGGCCAGGTTGCCGGCATCACCCCGTCGCTTCCAGCCTGGCCGCGCAACCGCGTCGATATCTCATATGTATCCGGCCCCACAAGCTGGGCGTCTGCAAACTGGATCACCTCCCAGTTGCCGGCCGAACCATCGCCAATCGCCAGGACATTCGCGCCATTCAGCACCGCATCCTTGCTGGCTGAACTCAGCTCACCAGAGGATAGCTTCACGCGCAGCGGCACTCCGCGGTCCCAAAGCCCGATCGGTGCGGCCGACAGCATGCTTTCGGTAACCCCGACCACGGCCGGAGCGGCGATCAGCCGGTTCAACTCGTACCCGGCATCCTCTGCCGACGACCAGACCGCCACCGACCCGGGCCACGGATTGGCCGCGACCGCAACATGGGGGGCGTGCGGGATCTCTTCCCCCGTCAAAAGCGGAAGGTCCAGGAACAATGGCAAGACCGGCACCGGCGGCACAAAGTCGCGGACCGAGATCACTTCATCGCTTGTTCCCGCGGCCAGGTAGATCCCCGGCTCGATCCGAACGGCCTCAAGGAGTTGGGCCTCTGATTGTTCGATCCGGTCGATGCGATAGCGCTGCGCTTGATATTCGATCACATCCCCGGCGGAAACCTGAAGTCGAGACCGCGGCAGTGCAAACCTTGCAGCGTCCCGCGCAACCCTTGCCTCAGCAAGCCAGCGTTCGACGGTGCGTTGCCCTTCAAGGCGGGTTAGGGCCAGAGGAAGGTCAGTTTGCGACACAGAACGCGCCACCTCGTCCGGGAAACGTGCTTCGGCGGACCGAGTTTCGTAACTGGATTGCGCATCAACGAACCCAACGCGCACCTGTCCGGCGATTTCCGCCTCGGCCGCTCGCGTCGTCTCGAAGCTGCCGTTAAGGTCCGGCGCCAAGACCAGGTCCTCGTCATGCACCAAGTAGTCGACCCTGCCGGTGCGGCTTCGAAAGGTCAGGCGTCCGTCCCGCTCTATTGCATCGAAACCGAAGGCAAGCATCAGGGGTTGCAAGGCAGCACGCCCCGACGTAACATCCGACTGCTGATAGCCGCGAACCAATCCGTAAAGCCTGGACGTCTCGACCTCTGCCTGCCCCGAGCGCGCACAGACCTCTGCAACCACGCGGTCCAAGGGCTGGTTCGTCGCCCTGCCATTCAACCAATGGCCGCGCGCATAATTGTCGCCATCGCTCCAGACCTCGGTCTGTCCGGGGAATTCCGGGAATGGTCGGGCGTCCCATGCCCAGACATGGGCACGGTCGAAATCGACCATGGCAGCATCATAAAGCGGCGACACCGGATTGTTCGCGGGATCAATCCAGAAGCTGCGCATTGCCAGCAGGTACTGCATCTGGATCAGATCATCGCGACGACCATTTGACCAGGCGGGCAACCCAGATTCCGACGACGCACTATCAAGAAACCGGTTCGGCTAATTGGACCCCTTGTCGATGGCAGCACATCCATATTCGGTGAAGCGGATGGGTTTCGACGCCGGTACCCAGGCAGTAGGGTTCGGGCTTCGACTGCCGTTCACGCGGTCATGGTGAAGGTTCGACCACCAGGACCGCAAATCCTTGTACCGGAACACCCAATCCTCGCCGAAAGCCTCATCCGTGATGGGTATCCGGCGTTGTGCAGCGGCGCCCTCCGCGCCGTCGTAGAACCAGTCGAACCCTTCGCCCCCAGCGATGTTGGCCTTCAGATAGTCGAGGTTATAGATTGAGCCCCAGCTAGCATCGGCGTGGTCCTCACCATCACGCCAGTCGGACAGCGGCATGTAGTTGTCGATGGCAACAAAATCGATCTCGGGGTCGGCCCACAGCGGATCAAGGTGGAAATAGACGTTCCCGTCGACATGATAGCCGAAGTATTCGGACCAGTCGGCCGCGTAGCTGATCTTGGTATCCGGCCCAAGGATTGCGCGAACATCGCGCGCCAGCTGTCGCAGCGCGACGACCGATGGAAACCCGTCGGCCTGGCCCCGGATCTGGGTCAATGACCGCATTTCCGATCCGATGCAGAAGGCATCCACGCCGCCGGCTTGGGCACAAAGCATCGCATAATGCAGGATGAAACGCCGGTATCCCCAATCTTCAGGACCGGAATACTCGATCATACCGTTCTGGATGGAAAAGTCACTGGGCTGAACCGTACCAAAGAATGCTGCCACCTCCGCCTCTGCGTCGACGGTCCGATCAGGACTGCCCTCACGACCGGGGGCAACCGACAAGGTCACCCGTCCGCGCCAGGGAAGCTTGGGCTGCGTCGGCGCTCCGGTCCATGGGTCGGGAAGCGTGTTGCCTTCGATCTGATCCATCAGCACGAAGGGATAGAACATGACCTCTTTGCCCGCGGCGCGGATCGCCTGGATCGCTTCGACGACCGAGCCATCTGCCGGTGTCCCGCCGTAGATCGATTTGCCATCGATCTTGGGCACCTCGAACGCATCTGGCCGAAGGATTCCGCCTGCCCGCCAGACCATCGGCTTGCCGTCGCGCAGCGTCTGCTCCACCTTCGGTCGCACACTGCACGAGCCGCAACGCAGATCGTCGCCAAACCACGAGACAACGAGCGAAACCGAGCCGGTCATGGGCAGTTCCGCGTCCAGCTGCTCCAGACTGGTCGCAAAGTCGGTCTGCCCCGACGGGGAATGCACGTTGGCCGATCTGTTGCGGCCAGGTGCCTCGGCATAGTGTACCGGCGTCGTCGCCAGGCTGTATTCGCCTGTCCCGGGGATAAAGGCGACAGCACTGACAGCTGTGTCCAGAGTCGAACCCGACGCTACCGCCGATCCTTGCGCTGCCCGGACCACCTCGAAATTGAACTGCGGCACCCGGTTGCCATAGGGCGCCAGTTCCAGGTCCTCAATCACGACATAGGCCAGTCCGCGATAGGCGGGCGCACGACCAGCGCCCTCGACCGCCTCGATCAGCGGGTCAGGCAGTTGCGACTCGCTGCCGACGTAGACTCGCAGGTGCAGGCTAGCGGGCGAAATCTCGTTTCCATCCGCCCAGATCCGACCGACCCGCAAAATCTCACCCTCACACAGGGCGATCGCCAGGCTGACCGAATAGCTGTACTCGTTGATCTTTGGCTTGGGCGCCCCCTTTCCGGCACGACGGCGCTGGACCGATTCCCGGAACTCTGTCGCCCAGATCACCTGGCCCCCCAGCCGCACCCGCCCCCAGATCTGGCCGATCGGGGCCCCTTCCCCGGCCCCGGTCAGACGCAGACGGTCGATCCGCCCGACATCCACCGGGTCGGACCCTGCGCCAAGCAGACGTTGGTCGAGGACCCGGCCCAGTGTCGCTCCGATGGCCCGGCCGATGACGGCCCCGGACAGCCCCAGAACCGTGCCGCCGAACCCGGCGCCGATGGCAGCACCGGCGGCCGAAAGAAGTAGAGTTGCCATTCAGACGGCTCCTTCAGGAAAGGCGAAGCGGGCGACGATCCGCCGGCGCCACGGCTGCGACAGTGGGCTCTCGACGACGCCGTGCCCGGTGTAGGAATGGATGAAGCGCGCATGTGGTCCGGTCTCGGACTGCACCCCAAGGTGCTTGGCAATGCTGCCGTTCCGCATTCGGAACAGAAGGACATCCCCGGGCGCTTCGCTGGACAGGGGACGCTCCAGAAGCCAGCGACGGGCTGCGTGCAGCAAAACCTCGCGCCGCCCCGGCTGGGCCCAGTCCTCGGTATAGGGCGGCACCGCCTCCGGCTCGGCCCCGTGCAGCTTGCGCCAAAGACCGCGCAAGAGACCCAGGCAGTCAGTCCCCGCCCCTTTCACGCTGGCCTGGTGCAGATAGGGTGTTCCGATCCACTCGCGCGCCTCAGCGACAATCGCGTCTGCGATGCTCACTGCCCCGCCCCCGTGATCCTGCGTCCGCCCGAGTTTGGTCGGCCCGGCACGGGATAGGACGCCAGCCAATCCTCGCCCGGAATATGCGGAAAGCCACGGAAATTCAGGAAGTTGGCAAATTTTGACCGGCATGTCGTATCGGCCTTGTCGCATCCTGCGATCACGCGGAACTGGTCGCCTGGCAAGATTGGCGCGTTGATCGATTGCCAAAGCTCGATCCTCCGACCACCGCCGTCGACAGCGTCGTTCTTCACCATCCCCACCAGTCCCGCCGCCGCCCCGGTCAGCATCTCGAAGCGGCCGTGGGCGAACCAGCCGGCATCGAACCCGCCGATCTCGGACTGGGTGAACACGCGGCCCTCCTCTACCTGCTCGACCTCCCACAGGGCGGAGTAGCCCGGCTGATCGGTGTGGAACCGGCAGCGGTCATCGCCCAGAACGGCAGAGCAGCGGGGCATGTAGGCTTGGCCCTGCGGCTGGTTCAGAATCTCGGCCAGGCCGCGCAACTCGGCCCGGAAACTCCCGCCGGAACGTTCGATCTCGCCCAGCGACCCGCGGAACTGCTCGATATTGTCCGCAGGGTTTGCCCAGTTGACCAAAAACGCCCGCACCTCGGCGCCGTCGAACCGACCTGCCAGGATATCTCCTTCCGAGATCGCGGCAGCACTCAGCGCGCCGATGGCTTCCGAGTTGTCGACCGATAGCCCAGTCGTCTGCTGCAACGCCCGCGCAGTCATCCCGGTATCCGCGCGGCAGAGAATGTCCTGGACCACCAGATCGCGGTCATGATCGGTGAAGCCCAGCACCTGCCCATCCCGCCGCGTGACCGTCCAGGCACGGCAAACGGTCGTCGCGCCGTTTTCCAGATGCTGGTACAACGCCTCGCCACTCATAGACGGACCTCCACCACTGGAACCGCGGGCACATCCCCCGCCTGGAACGACGCGACCGAGGTCTGGATCGCATCCGTATCGAACCGGACCGGCACGTCGAATTCGAATCCTGCCGTTACGCGGGTCCCGACATCGGGCGGCACCGCAAAGGTGATCTCCCCCGTTGCCACATCGACCGAGAACTCCAGCCCCTCGATCTTGGGATCGTCAGCGACAGCGACCACCACCGTGCCTGCCACCGGCTTGCGGATCGGCCTGGTATAGGTCTCCAGGCCCGAGACATAGGTCTTGTACAGCTGAAATACGGTGGTCACGCCGTCGCCAATCCCGACAAGCTGATCGTCGGGGGCCGGCGTGCCCGAGGGCAGGCACGACTTGAAGTCCGACCAGTCCTTCCAGCGAAACCCGTGCAACTGGCCGGTCCGCGCCTCGAAGAACGCGATCAAGGTCGCCACGTCGTCCAGCGACCGCAGCCCGACGCCAGCATCATAGCGCCGGCGGGAATGGGCCCAGGGGGTGTTGCGTTCCTCGAACCCGTTGGCAAGCGTCACGATCTCGGTCCGCCGCTCGGGACCGCCGACCGAACCGAAACTCAGGTTCGCCGGGAAGCGTATTTCGTGAAAGGCCATGATCTTTCCTCAGCGATTGCGTTGGCCGCGCGCCAGTGCGCGGCTGACCTGGGCGGCGACCTGGGATTGGCTGCGCTGAAAGCCCTGAACGTCCGGGGTCGTGATGTTCATCACCACGTTGACCGCCCTGCCCCCGCCGGCCTGCACCCCCAACCGGCCATCCGGGCCCCGGGCCAGCGGCATGATCGCCTCCGGCCCCGCCTCGCCCATCAAGCCCATCCCCCCCCGCATCGGAAAGGTCGTGGGGGACGATACGACCCCGCCCTTGGCGAAAGGCATCACCCGGCCCTGACTGAACGCTCCACCGTTGGCAAAGGGCATCCCTGCCCCCATGACACCAGAGATCCCCTGCGCCAGAAGCCCACCCAGCGCACCCGTCACCGGTTTCATCGCGATGGAATAGACGGTGTCCACGATGGTGTTCGCCACCGATTTCAGCGCGTCGTTCAGCTTCATCCCGTCGAAGATCAGCCCGTCGAACGCCTTCCGCAGACCGCCGCTGATCCCGCTGGACAGCGTGTTCACCTCGCGGCCCGTAAAGATCATCGTCTCGCGCATCCGGGCCAGTTCCCCGTCGAACGCCGCCACCATCGACACCGAGGAGCCCAACTGCGCCTCAAGCGCCTGAAGCTGCTCCTGCATCGTTCCGATTTCCGCCATCGCCCTGATCCTTCCTTGCATCGGGGAACGCGGCGGCAAGTTCCGCCAGCCGCGCGCGTGTCAGGGGCGGGACCAGACCCTCCCGCCCCAGCATGATCCGCAGTTCCACGGGCGTCAGACGCCAGAAGACCGCCGGCTCCAGGCCCAGCCCGTGCAGGCCGGCCTGCATCAGCCCGCGCCAGTCGATCCGTTGCCCGGCGCTCATGTCTCTTCCGGCAAGGCAAACGCCCGCGCCAGAAGCTCGGCCGCCGCCCGCGCCGCCTCGACGGGCCCGCCGCCTATCTCGACCCGCAACAGGTCGGCGGCCGAACCCTGCCAGCCACCGCCGCGCAGCCCGGCGACGATCAGCGCCAGCACGTCCCGCGTGCTGAACCGCCGCTCCTCGAACCGCAGCACCAGGTCCAAGAGCGACCCCGTCTCCAGCGCCTCTTCCAGCTCGGCCAAGGCGCCCAGCGTCAGCTTCGCCACATGGCGCTGGCCGTCCAGCCAGATCGCCACCTCGCCCGCCCAAGGGTTCGCCATGTCAAAGCGCCGTGAAGGTCAAAGCGCCGGCCGAGGCCATCGCCATCTCGTAGGTCGCCTCGTCATTATGGCTGCCGGAATACTCGATCGAGGTGATCTGGAAGGGTCCCTCGATGATTCCAAAGCTTGGGATCACCACCTGGAAATCCGGGATCTCTCCGTTGAAGAACACCTGGCGTGCCCGCTCATCCGTGTTCTCGTCCCGGAACACGCCCGAGCCCGAGATCGAGGCCGACTTGACCCCCGCCCCCGCCAGAAGTTCACGCCACCCGCCCTGGCTTTCCAGGCTGGTGACATCCACCGATTCCGTATTGAAGCTGATCCGCGCGGCGCGAAGGCCCGCGATGGTGACGAACTGGCCGTCCCCCGTCTGGTCGATCTTGATTAGCAGATCCTTGCCGCTTTGCACAGCCATGTTCGCTCTCCGTCATGGGATGAAAGGTGGCGCCTGGCGCCGTCCCTTCCCCGGATGGGGAAGGGCTGGTGTCGGGGAAGGCTGGGCTACAACTGAACCCGCGCCCGGAAGGTCAGGTCGATCCGCCGCGTCTCGCCTTCTTCGATCCGGCGGGCGCTTGCCCGCTGGAAGAACAGGCTGACCAGCGCGCCCCGCGACAACGTCAGTGGCGCCCCGATCAAGGCATCCGAGATGTTGGCGGCAATCGACTTGATCGACAGAAACCCCGTCGCGTCGGTGATCACGCTGATCACCATCTGATGCTCGGCCCCCGCGCCCGACTTGTCGGACTGGTCGCGCGCCTCTTCCGGTCCGATCAGGACAAAGGTTCCGGTGACGTTCGGCGGCACCGCGTCATAGATCGCCACGCCGGCCAGGGCCGGCCAGTCCGACAACCGCTGAAACACCGCCGTCTGCAGGGCGGGCGCTGCGCTGTAGCTCATTTCGGCACCTCCTCGCGGGCGAAACAGGTCAGATAGCGGCCCTGCGGATCGCGTTCGGTCACCGCCTGGATCTGGAACAGCCGCGCGTCCTCCCGGAACCGGTGTCCCGCCTTCGGCCGCAGGCCCGATCCGCTGGGCGCCCCGCGAACGGTGATCCGGTAGGGGACGGCGGACAGCATCCGCTCCTCGCCAAGCGTGTCGTTCCCTGACCCCGGCAGCACTTCGGCCCAAAGCGTGCCCAGCGCCGTCCAGACCGAGGTGAAACCGCCCGCCCCGTCGGGGGTGCGAACCACCCCCTCCAGCACCAGCGCCCGATTCAGATGGGGGGCGTTCATTTCTTGCCCCCCCCCAGGATGCGCACCGTGCGCCAGCGCTCGATCAGCGCGACCACGCCGAAGGGCAGGCCCGAGGCCTGGGCGCCGTCATCGTGGCGATGCTCGTAATACTCGCCGGCCAGCAGCAGCACCGCCTGCCGCAGATCGGCCGGGATGTCGGTCCAGGCCGGGCCGAAGCCCGCGTCAAACACCACCTTTACCATCCCTTCCGATGGAATCGTCGGCAGCGCCCCGCCCCGACCCGCCAGCCGCGGCCGGTGCAGGTCCGGCACCACGCGGTAGGCGGCTGCCGCCACAACCGTCTCGGCCCCGGCAGCATCAACCAGCGTGACACTCTCGACGCTGGCAACCGGCGAGACCGGCAGCGCCTGCTCGGCGTCGCGCCAGCCATCCAGCAGCCACAGGAAGCGCCGGCGGAACAGCATCTTGCCGATCCGCCCCTCGATCGCGGCCATCGCCGCGCGAAGGTAGGTCTCGATCAACCCATCCTGCAGCCCGTCCTCGGCAAAGCCCGAACCCATCCGCAGATGGTCCTTCATCTCCTCCACCGGCAGGGCCGCGGACGGCACCGGAGTCTCTTCGGTCAACATCATGATCAGCTCTCCGCCCGCGGCCGGGCCTTTGGGAAATCAGGCACGGGAATGGCCCGGCCCCGTTGGGACCGGGCCCAAGGCATCAGGACACCGCGATCTTCAGCAGCTTGATCGCCGCAAAGTCGGTGATGTCGCCGCCGACGCGCTTGTTGGCATAGAACAGGACATTCGGCTTGGCGCTGAAGGGGTCGCGCAGGATGCGCAGGTCCGGGCGCTCGGCGATGGTATAGGCCGCGCGGAAGTCACCGAAGGCGATGGCATAGGCACCGGCAGCGATGTCCGGCATGTCCTCGCTGACCAGCACCGGATAGCCCATCAAGCGCGACGGCTCACCGGCCGCCAGGCCATCGGACCACAGGAAACGGCCGTCGGCATCCTTCATCTTGCGCACCGCACCCACGGTTTTCGAGTTCATCACGAAGGTCCCGTTCGCCCGATAGTCCGCACCCAGCGCATAGACCAGGTTGATGATGCAATCGGCCGGGTTCGTGGCCGCGAAATCCGCCGCCGCGCCGGTGGGGACATAGCCGATCTGACCCCAGGCCCACGTGTCATTCGCCACCTTGGTCGGGAGGAGAATACCCTTCGGCTTGTCCACGCCATCGCCGTTGATGAAGGCCGCCGCTTCGGCCCGGATGAAGCGGGTCGCGATCTTCTCGGCCAGCCAGCCTTCGACGTCAAAGGCGCTGTCATCCAGCAGGCGCTGGCTGGCCTTCGGCATCGCGGCCAGTTCGTGCAGCTTGATCGAGATGCGCTCGATCACCGGGGTCGCGGTCTCGGTGGTGGCGGCGGTCTCGGTCGCCCAGCCCGAACCGACCTCGGACCGGTCGACGATCACGTCGAACGAGGTCGCCTCGACCTGCACGACATTGGCCACCGACCGCAGGCTGGAGGTCGCCATCAGCATCGACTGGACCCGGTCCGCAGTCTGCGGATCGACCAGATAGCCGCCATCGGCGGCGACGGCGGTCGACATCGCCTTGCCTTCCAGGGTCAGGCCGCGCAGCCCGTCATCATCGCCCGACCGCAGATAGGCGTTGAACGCCTTCTGATGCGGCACTTCCACATCCGCACGGGCCGAAAGTGCGGGGCGGCCATAGGCCATCGTCTTTGCGTTCAGCATGGTCAGTCGCTCTTCCTGATGTTTCAGTTTGGATTTCACGTCGTCCTGAAAGCGGTTGAATTCGTTCAGGAACCCGGTCATGGCAGCCTTCGCCTCGGCGGCCGGAGTCTGGGCAGAGGGAATATCTTCCCCGGCCCGAGCCTTCGTCTCGGTCATCTTCAGTCCTTCTCCTGCTAGTGGCCTTCGCTAAAGCCCGGCCAGGGTGCGGCGCGCATCCTCGAAGACCGCCGCAATATCGCGCCAGCCGTCGTCCAGGGCATCTGCCTTGGCCGCAACCCGCGCTTCGGGAAGCATCGGGAAGGTCACCAGCGAGACCTCCCAAAGCTCCAGCTCCGACAGACGGCGCGTGCCCTTGCCGTCACGCTCCGCCTTGACCGTGCGATAGCCGATGGAGAGGCCGTCGATGGCCCCGGCCTGGACCAGCGCCGCCACTTCGCGGCCCTTGTCCACTTCGGTCAGGATGCGGCCCTTGACCCAAAGGCCCATCCCGTCCTCGCGCACCTCGTCCCAGACGCCGATGGGCTGCGCGGGGTCGTGCTGCCACAGCATCTTGACCCGCCCCCCCCGCGCCGCCAGCCGCTTCAGGCTGGCTGCATAGGCGCCCTTCACCACCACATCCCCGCCCTGGTCGGTCTTGCCGAACAGCGAGGCATAGCCCTCCACCACATGCCCTTCGCTGACCACCAGGCCCTGCTCTGGCCGGTGGAACTTGCGCTCCGGTGCCCCGTAATCCCTCATCTGCTCACCTCATCGCTGCCTGGATGACCGTTTCGGCCATCTGCGCCATCAGGAACGCCGCCACACCGTAGACGCCGACCCAGATCCGTTTCTCCAACCGCTCCAGCGTGGCCTCGATCAGCCCCAGCCGGTACTCCAGCCCCGCCCAGCGCTCGTCCGCCACACGTTCGTTCGCCTCGATCCGGGCCGTCGCCGCGTCAAAACTGTCGTAAAGGAAGCGCGAGCCGCCCTCGCTGCGCCGTGACGTCATGCGTCCACCGGATCATCGGTCAGGGGCGGCAGGCCCAAGAGGCTGCGCTTTTCCGCCATCGTCAGGAAGCCGGCCGCCGCCACCCGCGCCCATTGCTGGTCGCGCTCGACTGCCAGCGCCGGCACCTGGTCCAGGTCCGGCCGCAGTTCCACCGCCTCGCCGGTGAAGGTCGCCAGCCAGTGCGCGATGTCGGCCAGCACCTTCGTCGCCAGGGGCAGTACCGTCAGCCGATAGAAGGCGCGGTTGGCCTCCTGGTAATTGGCATAGGTCGCATCCCCCGGGATCCCCAGCAGCATCGGCGGGATGCCGAAGGCAATCGCGATCTCGCGGGCGGCGGCCTCCTTGGTCTTTTGAAACTCCATGTCGCTGGGGCTGAACCCCATCGGCTTCCAGTCCAGACCGCCCTCCAGCAACATCGGCCGGCCGGCGTTGCGCGCGCCCTGGTGGTGCGCCTCCATCTCGCTGACCAGACGGTCGTACTGTTCGGCGCTCAGCGCGCTCGATCCGTCCGCGCCCTTGTAGACGATCGCGCCCGAGGGCCGGGCCGCGTTGTCCAAGAGCGCCTTCGACCAGGCGCTGGCGCTGTTATGCACATCGACCGCCACCGCCGCCGCCTGCATCGGCGACAACCCGTAATGGTCATCCATCGGGTGAAAGGTCTTCAGATGGCAGATCGGCGTCACCGGACCCGAGGCATCATAGCGATGCGTCCGCCCGCCCACCGTATAGTCATAGCCCATCGGCCAGCCATCCGCGCCGGGCACCACGTTCATCCGGTCCGACCGCAGGACATGCAGCTCGCCCGGAATGGGGTCCGCGCCCGGCACCGCCTCGACATAGGCGTTTCCCGACAACAGCAGGTAGCCATAGACCGCTTCCAGGAATTCGGCCCGCCCCTGCGCGCCGTTTGGCCGGTTGATCAGCCCCAGCACCGGATGGCTTTCGAACCGCTGCTCGGCGCTTTGGCAGACCAGCGGCAGCGCCGCCGCCGCCTCGGCGATCAGGCGCACGGCGCGAAAGCCCACCGGGTTCGCCTGGAACCCGGTCCGCGTCAGGCTGGCCACATCGCGCGGGCTCCAGGCCACCCGGCCCGAGGACCCCCAGGCGATCACCCGCCCCACCGCACTGGCCTTGCGCTCCGGCACCGCCGCCGGGGCCTTTCGCAGAAAATCGAACACCATCTCGCGCTCCTTCATGCCTTGGGCAAAGCCCGCCCGCCCGGGCCACCCGAGGCGCCCGACTTCATTACCCTGCAATGTCTTTGAACCGGCTAAAGCGACCGTACGCTAGGCCGGCCGCCGTGCAACGGCACCAGCATCAGGTCGGTCAGCGCCCAGACCAGCGCGTCCAGCCGGTCCGGAGAGCCCGCCCCCTGCCAACCTGTCGCCGTCATGCGGCACATCTGCTCTTCCAGCGCCTGTAGACCCCGGACATGCGCCACGCGGCCCTGCTCATAAAGGGCCGCCACCGGCTCGGCCCGCAGCATCTTGGACCGCGTCGCATGCACCGCCCGGAACGGGACCAGCGGGTCCACCATGCGGACCAGCCGTTCCACCAGATCACCGCCCTGGTTCACCTCGGCCACCAGGCGATCCGCACCATGCCGTTCCATCGCCGCCAGCGCCGCCCGCGCCCAGCCTTCCGGGGTCGCCCCCTTCACCGATGCATCCTCCAGCACCACCGCGCGCCAGTCCTTCGGCTCGCCCCGTGTATCTGCTGCAACAACCACGATCCCGCATTCGTCGCTGGTCTTCATGCTGGTGACGGGCGGGTCCACCGCCACTACCACCCGGTTAAAGACCGGCAGCGTGTCCAGACGCGCCCGCTCCAGCATCGTCTGGGTCCACAGCGCGCCCTCTTCGTCCTCGACCAGCACGCCCTCCAGTTCCTGCCGGCCGATGCGCGTGCCGCCATAGCGCGCCTGCACCTCGGCCAGGAAACTTTCCGCCAGATAGGCCCGGTTCGCCTCGGTAGGGGCATGGGTGATGACCGTCGAGGGGTTCTTCAGGATCGCCTTCAACACCCCCACGTTGCGCGGGGTCGTCGTGACCACCGCCTGCGGGTTCTTGCCCAGACGCAGCGCGAATTGCAGTTGGTCCCAGGCCTCGGCCCCCTTCTTCCACTTGCCCAACTCGTCGGCCCAGGCGGCGTCGAACTGTGGCCCCCGCATCGCTTCGGGCTCATGTGCCGAAAAGACCTGCGCCACCGCGCCATTGGGCCAGACCAACTGCTGGCGCGTCGCCTGCCACTCCGGCTTGCGGTCAGGGGGCGAGCAGGCCAGGATCCCGCTTTCCCCCATGACCATCACTTCGCGCACCTGGTCCACCGTCTCGCCGACCAGCGCCACCCGCTTGGACCGCCCCGGATCACCCGGCCCCGGCCCCTCGACCTGGGCGCGCACCCATTCCGACCCGGCGCGCGTCTTGCCCGCGCCGCGCCCGCCCATGATGACCCAGGTTTTCCAGTCCCCGCGCGGCGGCAACTGATGCGGCAGCGCCCAGAACTCGAACAGCCAGGGCAACGACAGAAGCGCGTTCTGGCTTAGCCCGCCCAGAAACTCATCCACTTCCTCCGGCGTCGCGGAGGCAAGCCAGGCGGCGCCCGATTTCAGCGCGGGCCCCGTCGAAGTCAAGGGCCCCAC